TCACTTACCTTTCCCTTCCCATTTCGGATCAAATACAGGATCTTTCCCTAAAACTATCCAAGTAACAGAAATGCCATAATCATCATGTATATAAGCGATCCATTCAGGTTTTAAAACACTTTTATATGGGTAAAATTTAACCTGATTTATATTCCACCGATTTATATCATGATTTCTTGTAAAAGTCTGCAATCCTCTAATTTTTTTTTGCTCCTTCAGTATTGCTATTGCTTCAAAAAAACGCTTGCTTATAGCTACCCCTTCTTCTGATATTCTCATCTCTCATTTATATTTTGGTTCTTTATGTCGTCCGTTGAAATATCCGACCCACTTACATGAGCACATCTTACATCCTTCTCCTGCAGGACAAGAAATTTTCTATTTTGCTCCTGCATAGACTCAATGGTTTTCTGTTGAGATAGTACCGTCTCGGTTAATCTTGATATTTGCTCAAACACTTCCCGGCTCATAGATACTGAATTATTCTGCGATTCCAACCTTTGCTCCACAAGTTCCTCTAAAATCTGCTCTTTCAATCGCTCTCTATTATTCCTCGACATACTTCCATCTATCACTCCCGCAACAGCATCCCCCTTTATAAACATAGAAACGTCATCCCCCTGTAACCACCCTGGAGTCAAGTGAAATTTAGATTCTAAAATATCACGATTCCTATCAGTTAATGATACTTTTTCCGTTTCTATACTAGAATAAGCATTTTGCTTTATCCCTAGTATCTCCGCCATCTGAAGTTGAGTATAACCCAACTTCGTCCTAAGCTCCTTTATACGATTCATTGATGTAATAAATGTTAATATAAACTATTTAATAGTAGTTTATATCATTGAATGATTATATTTGCAACAACATTAATATATAACACTGCAAAGATAATGAAAGATGAATCAAAAACAAGCATTTTGCCAAATGAAGGTCAAAGAATGACCCTAAAAGGCTATTATAAGAGCTTACCAGACTCAACTCACCCCAAAACAGAGTTCATCAATGAAATCACTAAAAGAACAGGAGTATCATTTACTGCTGCAAGAAATTGGGTCATATATGGTATGAAACCTAATAATCCAGAACATATCTCAATACTATCTGAAATAACAGGAATTCCACCCAAGAATTTATGGTCTGAATAAAAAAACTATTGAGCAATGAAAGATTTAGAGTTCTACATATTTGAAGATGAACTTTGGTGCCTATTCCCTGATGGAAGCAACCAACCTATTACCGATAAAGATATAGGACTAATAAAAAGTATATTGGATCGTATACGCGAATGTTACCCGGATGCATATAAGGCATTAATGGAATGTTATCAAAAAAGCTCCCAAAATATCCCATATTTCCAATATCTCATGGTAAGGCGTTTTTGTAAATGCAATTTTGGAGAATTAGATAACACCTGTCGAGATATCGATAAAAAGGGAGGATTCAACTTCGAACGCGTCAAATGCCCTATGCGTGGAGAATGTAAGTACGAAGGTATTATATGCTGTCCCCAATTTTATAGCCGTATATCAGATGCAGAAATGAGAGTGATGCAAATGGTATACCAAGGAGCTAATAACGAAGAGATAGCAGATAAACTCTACCTCTCTCCTCATACAGTAAAGAATCATATCAAGTCTGTATATATCAAACTTGATATTCATGAGAAATCAGAATTTATTCAATACGCACATAAGAACAACCTTTTTAAAGATTAGACAATATGATTAATGAGGAAGTTTTAAAAATTGTACTAAATGACAAAACCTTCGGACAGCGAGAAGCGGCTGATATAGTTGGGGGGAGAGGTCGGTTATTCAGATTAGTGGGGTCTGGAGATATTCGTGCTGAAAAAATACCTCCTAACCGACAAAATGGTAGATGGTATTGCAACGCCTATGATGTCATAAAAAACGCTTCAATAAAATAACTGACAATCAAACAGTTATATCAAGTTAAAGACAAATATTTTACAAGTCAAATATTTGCTTTAAAGTAAAAAATAAAGTAGTTTTACATCATAATTAAAAGATAATCAATCAGTTATGAAAAAGGATACAGCTTTAATACTTTGGGTTCTGTCATTTATAGCGATGGTGATATTGGTGGAAAATCCATATAAGATTTCGTTTTGGATTTCATTTGGGATTTTCGGATATCTCTCGGTGTATATTAAAAAACACAATAAAAGATTCGAGCATGAAAACGAGTAAGTCTCCGTATATAATTCAAGAAATTATCCTGATAACATATAGCGGAAGAAAACTGCCTCTTACAATTGTAGATAAGAAGATTATAGACATTCCGGTGCGATTGACGAAAGACCAAATACTCGATGCTTTCTCTTCTATGAAAGACAAACCAGTAGATGTAAAACTAAAAGTAAAGTACATATAAAGCGTACATAAGAGCAATGAAAACAAAAGAAGAATTACTAGCAATGAGTCATGAAGACTTAGCTTCACTTACATATAAAATTATGTATGAACAGCGTCTTCTTGAAAACAAGGAAAAAGAAAACAGAAGATTAAGAGAAATACTTGACGCTATCAGTATCACTTATGAAACTTTCAAATCAGAATTCCATGAATAATGAATTACAGCAATTAGAAGCCGAGTTGAAAAAGGTGGAATCTAGCAACCTTGAGTATATTCCTGAATATGGATATTCACCGAAAGCAGAAATAATCCAGCTTATCAAGGAAGATATATCAGATGTCAAAAAAGAAATCAACAAGAGATTAAAATTGCACGCTTCTGGTATTTCATCAGGATATACAGAAAAAAGCTTAGAAGAGGAGAGAACTAACCTTTGTTTAATGCAAGGGTTAGCAAGATATTGTTAAACTTTAAAATATTTGAGCAATGGAAGAAAACAAATTAACAAAACAGGAAAATGATGCATTGGCAATATTTGGTAAAGGCAAAACCATTTATCAAGTTGCGGGTAACTACGTGGCATTATCATTTGATATTGTACGTAACTATTTGACTAAAGGTAACGGACAAGTATCCGATCAAGATATTGTTCAATTCATTAGTATTTGTAAATTCAACCAGCTTAATCCATTCTTGAATGAAGCATTTCTTGTTAAGTTCGGACAACAACCGGCACAGATGATTGTCAGCAAAGAAGCATTTTTCAAACGTGCTGATGCTAGCGAACAATACGAAGGCTTCAAGGCGGGGATCATTATTATTAGAGACAATCAGATTGTAGAAGTAGAAGGCTGTTTCTATAATGAAAAAACGGATATTCTTGTAGGGGGATGGTGTGAGGTTTACCGGTCTGACCGCAAATTTCCGATTATAGCAAAAGTTAACCTTTCCGAATACGACAAAAAGCAATCTATATGGAATGAAAAGAAATCCACCATGATTTCCAAGATTGCCAAAGTTCAGGCATTACGGGAAGCTTTCCCAGCCCAACTGGGCGCAATGTACACACAGGAAGAGCAAGAAGTTAAGTTTACCGAATATGAGGATGTCACAGATAAAGAATCTAAAGCTAATAAACTTGCCGAAATTGCTCTTAAAAATGCAGGAGTAGAAGAACAGCCTAAACCGGAGCAACCTGTAAATCAGTCTCAAAATAACACGAATAACAAACCGGTTCAAAAAACATTATTATAATGGAAGCCCAACATACAATTGAATGGTACAGAAAACGATTAGGTTGTATCACTGGAAGTGAATGCGGAGTATTAATGAAGAGTGGTCGTAACGACCGCTTTTCAGATGCCGCCAAAACTTATATTTATCAAATTGCAGGTGAAAGATTTATGGATCCCGATATCATAAACGATGATTATACATTCGGAATATACTTGCAACAAGTAAATGTAAACTCCAAAGCAATGCAGTGGGGTAATGAGCAAGAGGAATATGCACGTAATCTTTATGCTAAAAAAACAGGCTTGCATATTATAGAAGTCGGCTCATGCAAACATCCTACTATCCCTAATTTCGCGAGTAGCCCTGATGGTTTCTTTTATGATGAAGATTCTCAAGTCAAATTATGTTTGGAAATCAAATGCCTTGATCAAGGCAAATTTATGAGATACAAATCCGATGTTCATGACAATGACTCATTGTTGGAAATGAATCCTAAATACTTCTTCCAATGTTGTGCTCATATGATGTGCACTGGAGCACAAAGAACTGATTTTGTAGTTTATAACCCTTTTCAAATAGATCCTATTCACATTGTACACATACTACCTGATGAAAAGGTCTTTGCAGAAATGGAGAAGCGCATCAGAATGGCAGACGATATTATTAACCAAATAGCAGACATTGAATGATGAAACCAGATATTGTAATAAAACAATTAGATAACGGATGTTTTGATGTGCACGTTGAAGATAAAAGTACAGACCAATTATCATTTGATGAAATGCTTGGGGTTGTTGCACAATTGACTATACCTGAAAACAAGAGATGCCTGCAATGGCTTAAAACAAAAGAGCAACATGAAGCTTTCAGAAATATAAACTTAAAAACTATAAAGCTATGAATACAAGTTATAAAGAAAACACTCCAGACAACTTTTGGCAAATCAGATGGCTTGACAAGTATATGGAAGGTCATAAAGGATTTATAGCCGGTGGATGCTTTAAAAATATCCTGTCTAGTGAACGTGTAAAGGATATAGACGTATTTTTTGAAAGCAACGATGACTTCCAAGATGCAGTAGATTTATTCAATAGCGATAGCTATGTGAAGGATGGTTGGAAGTTTAAATATAGAAATGAAAAGGTTTGCGCCTTTCAGAAAGATGGTGAAAAGGTTTGGATCGAGTTTATCAAATCCGAATTTGGCACACCGGAGGAAATTCTAAGAAGTTTTGATTTCACTGTTGCGAAAATGGCTTATTTCAAGAAGCCCCAATACAACCACGAAGAAGATGACATTCCTTTTTCTCAAAAAGGAATAGTTGGCTACGAATACCGACTACTCCATCATGAAAACTTTTTCGAGCATCTCCACATGAAAAGGCTGGTTATTGATGAAAATATTCCTTTCCCAATTAGTACATGGGAGCGTACATATCGATATAAAGGATATGGCTACAATATGTGCCGGGAAACCAAGAAAAAGCTTTTAAAAGCTATTCAGAAAACGGATTTAGATTCTGCCGATTTGTCTATGTACAATAATGGTGGATGGGACTAATAAAAAGATAGAGCATGAATACACAATTAGCAATTCAAGAAAGCGACCTAGAACTGGTCGTGAGTGAAAAGACATTAGGTAGTCTTACTACCAATGCAAAGCAAATCAGAGATATTGTAATGGCAAATTTGCCGAAGTATGATATATCCAATTATACGGATGACAATATCGATCAGGCAAAGAGAGATAAAGCATCTCTCAACAAAGCTGCAAAAGCTCTCAACTCCAAACGTCTTGAAATTGAGAAGGAGTTTATGAAACCTTTTGGAGAATTCAAAGAGGTAGTAAATGAAACGGTAAAACTCATCGGTGAATGCTCTGCTAAGATTGACACTGTAGTCAAACAAAACGAGCTGCAATATAAGGAAAAGAAGAAAGCAAACATTAAAACCTATTTTGATGGCATGAACACCAATCTCGTAGACTTTAACAAGGTGTTCAAACTGGAATGGCTAAACAAGACTGCAAGCATGAAGTCTGTTTGTTCGGATATTGATGCCATATTTGCTAAGGTTGAAAACGATCTATCTACGCTGAAAGGTTTTGGTGAAGATTTTGATGTTCTCCGTACTTATTATATGGATACGCTTAACATTACTTCTACGATTCAATACGCAAACCGTCTGAAAGAGCAACGAGAACGAGCTAAAGCAGCAGAAGAAGCTAGAATTAAAGCGGAAGAAGCAAAGAGGAAAGAGGAAGAAGCTCGTAAAGCTGCTGAAGCAGAACAGGTCAAATCACGTCCGAACAATCCGTTTATTATGGCAGAACAAAAATCTAACGAACAAACACCTTTTGTTGGTCAATCCAAAGTGCAACATCCTGAATTATTAACGAGAGCTTTCAAGGTCACTACTACACGTGAACTGATTATTGCCCTTGGTGACTTCATGAATGAAAAAGGTATTGATTTTGATAAAATAGAATTACCATGAGTGGAACTGGAAAAGAATACGGACAATTTGTAAAACAGCGAAGAGAAGAACGGTATAGCCAATTTGTTAATACAATCCTTCCTGCTATCAAATCTTTAGGATACGATGTTATTCAGCGAAATGATTTTGGGTTCGAATTTATTGTGTCTAAGAAAGGATTTGGATGGGTTATATTTTATCCCAAAGGTGATAAGTTATTATTGTGTAAGCAAAACAAATGGCTATATGGTGGTTTTTCTTGGATTCGCAAACATATACTTTAAAACAATGGAAGTATGTAAAACAGATATGCAGACCATTATTCGGCTCCTTGATAAGAGTGCGGAGTTAATTGATAAATATTGTAAGAAGCCTTGTGAATTTGATAAAGCAAGGCAAGCTAAAAAACTAAGT